CGGTGGTAAGAAGAAATGAAAAGGTAAGGTAAGAAGAAATGAAAAAAGCCCCAGTCTTTAAGCCCTGCTCCAAATGCCCTAGCCCAGCCAAGTGCAAAGCTGCTGGCCGCTGCATGGCTTCTGGCCGCAAGTGAGCAGCGACGACGAGCTTTATTCTGCTCTTGTGGCGAAGTGTGCTGTAGATCGGTACTTCTTCGTCACTGAGATTTTGGGCGTCGAGAAAGTCGAAGATTGGCAGCGCGAGACTATGGCCGCGCTGGACGCAGGCGAGACGCGGATTTCAATCAGGTCTGGGAACGGTGTTGGGAAGACGGCGCTTTGTGCGTGGCTGTCTGTCCACTACCTGCTGTTCCGCGACGACGTGAAAATTCCTGTGACTGCTCCGTCCAGTTCGCAGTTGAAAGACGGCCTTATTCCAGAGACAAAGCGCTGGATTTCGCGGCTTCCTGACTTCTTGCGTGTGCAGATTGAGATGACTGAGGATCGCATTCGGCGCACTCCGGGCGGCGACAACAACTTCATCTCGTTCAGAACAGCTAGGGCTGACTCGCCAGAAGCTCTTGCTGGTATCCACGCCAGCCACGTCATGGCGATTGTAGACGAAGCGTCTGGTGTGCCGGATATCGTCTTTGAGTTTGCCGAAGGCACGATGTCATCGGCGGGTTCTATCTTCATCCTGATCGGCAACAACATTGCCCTGACTTACGGCACAGGGTCGAATACCTACCGCTACAAGGTTCTTGGGGAGTTTCCTGAGAGCGTCGCTGACACAGTCATTCCCAAGGAGTTGATTGATGGCGCGTATGGACGAGACGTTGAGCCTCTGCGCGGCGGCGTCAGGATTTGGGGTGTGGACCCCGGACGAGGCGGCGACCCCACTGGCTTCTGTGTGCGGAACGAAAACACTGTCGAAGAACTTGTCGAGTGGTACGACGCAGACCTCATGCGAGTCACAGGCCGCGTCAAAGAGAAGTGGGACAGAACGGCAGAGCGAGAGCGGCCTGAAGCCATATACGTTGACTCCATCGGTCTTGGTGCCGGAGTTGCCGACCGCCTGCGAGAACTGGGCCTTCCGGCTGTTGACGTAAACGTCGCTGAGTCGCCGTCCATGAAAGACAGGTTTACCAGACTTCGTGCAGAACTGTGGTACGCAGTCAGGGACTGGCTGGAGCAGCGCAATGTGGCGTTCCCGAAGGACTTGGCCTTGGCAGAAAAGCTCATGGCCGAACTCGCGGAGCCTCAAGCCACCTTCACATCGACTGGTAAAGCCGATGTCGAGTCAAAGAGCGCCATGAAGCAACGTGGGGTGCGGTCGCCCAACTTGGCCGACGCCCTGTGCCTGACATTCGGTGGTGGTGGTGCCATTGCAGTCGGTCGGTCGAATGGCCGCAATAGCTGGAAAAAGCCCCTGAACTGGGTCGCTCCCTCTATTTACTGAGCTTCGTTGACCGCAGCCGCCCTGACTGGTAGGATGCGGCAGTCAGAACTGTCAGCTTGGAGGCTGGACATGCCTATTCGTGGCGTTAAGAACCCCTTTCCGAAAGTCATGCCGCCCACCAACGGCGGTATGTTCTCAGGCAACGGCACTCAGAAGATGGACCCTGTGAAGCAGTCGCCCATCGTCAAGAAGACCGTGGCTGAAGCCATGCGGTCAAACGGCAAAGTCGGCAAACGCTGATGTCCACAATCTCGCCGCCCAGTCCAAATAACAAGGCGAGTGCGTATTACGCGACCGTCAACCATGTGAAGCACCGCAAGATCGACGAGACCAAGCCTGAGATTCTTGTGGCTATCGTCGATAATCGCTGACTTTTGAGGGCAGGAAATGGCTGAAGACATCTGGAACATCGAGTCATACGTTCCTCCTGCCGAAGACCAAGTCATCGACGTGGAGGACGCCGCCAACGAGTTGAGCGCGCTGATCCAGACGGCGTGTAACTTCCTCGACGAGCAGTTTATGCCCGACTGGGAGACTGCTCAGAAGTATTACGACGGCCTGACTGACCTTCCGACCATCACAGGGCGGTCCAAAGTCGTCTCTACAGCCGTGCGCGACGCCATTCGCAGTGCCAGACCCTCGCTCTTGCGGGTGTTTTTGCAAGCAGACACCATCGTCGAGTACATTCCTGACGGTGTTCGGCCCGCAGAACTGGCCGCACAGCAGTCCAAATTCGTGAACTCGCTGTTCTTCCGCTCAAACGGCTACCGCGCTCTCTACGACTGTATGCAAAACGCCATGCTGAAGAAGCTCGGCGTGATGAAATTCTGGTTCGATGACTCGACCGAAGTCAAATACATCGACCTGACTGGCATCCCAGCCGACGAGATTGAGCGCGTCATGGCGCGGCCAGACGCTCAAGTCATGTCCATGCAGCCGTCTGAGCTTCAGCCCGTCATCATCTCGCCTGACGGCACTCCGATCCAGCTTTTCGACGCCAAAGTCGCTGTTTTCACGCAAAACGGCACTATTCGGGTCGAAAGTGTGCCGCTGGAGGAGTTTTTCATCGACGAAAACGCCTCTGGCCTCGACGACTTCCGTGTTATCGGCCACCGCCGTCAAATGCGGGTCGGAAATGCCGTCGCAATGGGCCTGCCGTTTGATCTTTTGGACGGTTTGGACACTCTGGACCCCGAACTTTACGCTGGCGCAGGCGAATCTGAGTACCGTCGCGGCTATGTGAAGGTCGAGGAGCAGGAATCTATGGACCGCATGATGCGGCTGGTTCTTGTGACTGAATGCTACGCCTACTACGACCTCGAAGGCATCGGCATCCCGCAACTCTACCGTTTCTGGCTCGGCGGCTCCAATTACGAGCTAATGGACTACGAAAAAGTCCCGCAAGTGCCGTTTGGTCTGATCTGCATCGACCCAGAGCCAAATACCGTCCTCGGAAAGTCGCTTTTCGACGTGACGCGGCAGGAACAGGACACCATGACCTCGCTCTTGCGGGCGACTGTGGACAACGCTCACCTGTCGAACAACCGCCGCCTTGCTGTCCACGACACTCTGGTCAACCTCGACGACGTGCTGAACCCCGCAATCGGTGCGCCGATCCGCGTGAAAGCACCCGGCCAAATCCAAGAAATCGGCGTCCAGTCCACTGTCGCGTCCATGCTGCCGCTTCTCCAGTTCCTCCAGCAAGACACTGAGAAGAAAGTGGGTATTACCGGGGCTGCAATGGGGCTGGATCACGACGCCTTGCAGTCCACGACACGCGAAGCAGCCATGAACACGATCCAGCTTTCGCAAGGCCAGATCGAAGTCATGGCCCGCAACATCGCAGAGGGTCTGAAAACCGTCTTCAACGGCATCTTGAAGCTGTCGATGTGGCACCTGCCGCGTCAACAAGTCATGGAAGTCAACGGCGCTTACCTGCCCGTAGACACTGCCATGTTCGATCCCACGCTGTTCATGCGCGCCAACGTCGGTCTGGGGACCGGGGACGCCACTGAGAAGCTGGCGGGCCTACAGGGCGTCTTGGCGCAGCAGAAAGAGATCATTGCGACCTTGGGGCCGCAGAACCCCATCGTGACCTATCGCAACGTCTACAACACGCTTGAGGACATGACGAAGCTCTACGGCATCTACAACGTGAGCCGCTACTTCTCGCCTGTGCCCCAGCAAGTCGAGCAGACGCTGGCAGAGCAAGCCCAGCAAGCTGCCGCCAACCAGCAGCCCGTTGTGGACCCCGGCACCGCCATGATCGAAGCCGAAAAGATCAAGGCCCAACTCAAAGAGCGCGAACTCTACGTCAACGCTCTCTTGGAGGAGCGCCGGATCGCCCTCGACAACCAGATCAAGGCGCTGGAATACGCTGCCAAGGACGATCTGGAACGCGACAAGATGGCCCAAGAACTCCAGATCGCTGCCTCGAAGACCAAGATCGACGAGCAGAAAGTCAAGTTGGAGCAAGAAAAAGTCAGGGCCGCGCCGTACACCCCTCCCGCAACCGAACCCGTGACCCCGCCGAATGTCTGACGCCTTCACAAAAGCCCGCAAGGCCCGCGAACTTCTGCAAGATTCAGTCGTGACTGACATCTTGAACCAGATGGTCGCGGAGGCTTTTGCAGAATTTTGTTCCGTTGACAGTCAAGACACGCTAAAGATGGGCCATATTCATGCCCGAGTCAGGGCAGTGGATACATTTCGAGCAACACTGCGCAATCTCGCGCGGACGGTCGATGAAGGGAAATCCTAATGGCTCTTGAAGCCGCCGAAGCACCTGCCCGCATGTCGATGGACGACATCGCAGCCTCTATTCTTGTCAAAGCCGACCCTGCCCCGCAGGAGGATAAAGACAGAACCGCGACCGACGACGCGGACCAAATCGTTGATACTGCGTCTGAAAACGACGCTGACTACGCTGAAAGCGACTATGACGCTAACGGCGACGTTCCGACCGATGACGCTGACGAAGCAGATGATGAAAACTTCGAGTCCATCCAACTAACCGACGATACTCTTATCGCGGTGACAGTAGACGGACAGGACAAAGAAGTAACGCTCGCTGACTTGAAACGCGCTTATTCGGGTGAAGGAGCAATCGAGAAGCGCCTGCAACTTGCCACTGAGACGAAAAAACAGGCCGAAAACCTGAAAGTCCAAGTGGAGCAGGAGCTAAACACTGGCCGTCAGAACCTTGTGAAAGCGTTTTCTGCTTTCGAGAGCCTGATGTTCCAGCCGCAAGTCAGTCAGCCTGACCCCGCACTCCGGCAGACCAACCCGACCCAATACCTCATTCAAATGGAGGCATGGAGGGAAGAACAAGCTGGGCTTCAAGCGAAGCGATCCAAAGTGCAACAGGCTGTAACGCTGTTCCAGCAGCAGGAAGCTCAAAAAATCAATCAGATGAAGGTCGAAGTGGCCCAAAAGCTGGTTGAGGCAATGCCTGCGCTGCGCGATCCAGTCAAAGGCCCGGAACTGCAAAAGATGATGTACGAAGGCGCTCGCGCCTACGGCTTCAACGACGCAGACATCTCCGGCATCCTTGACCATCGCATGTATCTGGCCTTGGCCGATCTTGCTGCCTACGCTCGCCTCAAGGCGAAAGGGCAGTCAGCGCCAGTCAAGCCCCAGAAGTCAGCACCTGTCATGCGGCCCGGAGCAACCAAGGTTGTCGCAGCAGCGACCGCAAGAGCAAGGCAGCAGAAGGCCGCTCTGGAAACCGCGCGCAGAACTGGCAAGGTTGACGATGTCGCCGCCACGCTTCTGGTCCGCAAACCGAAAAGGTGATTTATCATGGCAGTCGATGCAGAAACCATCGAAACCTACGACAACACGGTAATCCGTGAAGACCTCGAACAGCAGTACACGATGATCTCCCCGGAGGAGACCCCGTTCCAGACTGCTATCGGCGTCGGCCCGAAGGCCACCGCCACCTACCACGAATGGACCGTCGTCGAACTGGCGACCCCTTCGACCTCGAACCGCGTCATCGAAGGTGACGATGCTCCGGGTGAAGACGCTGGTACTTTGGGTAAGCGCTTCGGCAACTACACCCAGATCAGCGACAAAGTCGTGTCGGTGTCGAACACCTCGGAAGCTGTTGATGCAGCCGCCGAAAACGTACAGCGCCTTGCAGCCCAGATCGCTCTGAAGCTCAAGGAAATGAAGCGCGACATGGAATCCATGCTGCTTCAGAACGTCGCTGCTGCCGCTGGCTCGTCGGGTACTGCCCGCGCTGCCGCTGGTCTGCCTGCTTGGCTCCGCACCAACATCGTGCTGGGTGCGGGCGGCGCTGCTCCGACCCTGTCGGGAACCACTTCGGGTCACCCCAACGCCACCCTGACTCCGGGTACGGCTGTTGTGTTGACTGAAGCCAACCTGAACAACGTCATCGAAGACTGCTGGAACGAAGGCGCTACGCCGTCGATCATCATGGTGAATGCGAACAACAAGCGCGTCATCTCGCAGACCTTCACTGGCAACGCCACCCGCTACAAGGACGCTATCGACAAGCGCCTGACTGCGGCGATTGACGTTTATGACTCTGACTTCGGCGAGTTGACGGTGGTCCCGAACCGCCTCCAGCAGACCACTGCGTCGAACAACTACTCGGTCTACGTCCTTGATCCGGAATACGCGGAACTGGTGTTCCTCGAAACCCCGCGTCAGACCGAACTGGCCCAGACAGGCCATGCAAAACGCCGCATGGTCCACTGCGAATACACGCTGAAGGTCTCCAACGAAAAGGCCCACGGCGCAATTCACGCAACCACTGGCGCTGCTGCCTAATCTACCAACTGAGGCGGCGGGCAACCGCCGCCTCACCACCTTGAAACGAGGGATACCATGACTGAAGAAATCAAAGACGACGCTCCCGTCTCGCTCGCCGCCGAATTTTCGGCTGAAGAAGCGCCGAAGCGCCGCGCTGCAAAGGCAGAAAAGCCCGCTACCGCGAAATACACAGTCATCGGCGGTGCAATTGCCCCGTCTGGCGGTGGTCGCGCTGACTTGGTCCATCCCGGCAGTGTCGTTGAGCTGACTGCGGATCAAGCCAAGCACTATAACAAGCTGGGCTATCTCAAGCCCTACCTTGAGGAATAAGACATGAGCCTGCCCGTTCAGCCCATCTATCAGCGCCTTCTTCTGGACTCTGACGGTAAGTCTTTTCACTTCGTCAAGACGCAGAACGTGCAGCAAATCCTCGACGCCGCCAAATATGCCGCCGACACTCTCAAGCCCAACACTGGGCCTGCTGGCGGCAAATACCTCGGCACTGTGCCTGTTCTGATCGCCCAGCAGTGGGCAAAAGAGTGCGGTGCTTCTGTGGGGTCGCGCGAGTGGG